CAGTTCAGAAAACTGGAGAGAAGAAGTGTCTATAACGCCAACGTGGGATCGTGCAAAAGTGTTGGACACAGCTAAAGGTTACGTCACGAAAGATCGTGCAGCAGATCATGGCGACATGGAAGATAACTTTCAGCGCATCGCCGTATACTGGAACGCACACCTTGGACTAGTTGATTTCATAAAGACAGAGGATGTTGCAGCGATGATGGCGTTACTCAAGATCGCTCGCATACATTCTAACTCTTCACACATGGACAACTGGGTAGATGCTTGTGGGTATCTGGCTTGTGGTGGCGAGGTAGTAAATAAAATTACGGAGAAAAACAATGACTGATGAACTCAAAGATATGCTTCTGGAATACTTACGAGACATGACAAGACGTGGTGATTACCAAGCAAAACTTTTATTGAGTTTACTGGAAGAGTAATGGACGTCTACACCTTAGACTTTGAAACATATTATGCTCAAGACTACTCGCTGTCGAAGATGACAACTGAGGAGTATGTGCGTGACAAGCAGTTTGAAGTTATTGGTCTTGCCATAAAGAAGAACAACAAATCTACAAAGTATGTAAGTGACCCAGGGCTAATCAAACGTCTATTATCACACATAGACTTCTCTGACTGTGCTATACTTTGTCATAATACTATGTTCGATGGAGCTATACTTAGTTGGCACTACGGCATAAACCCAAAGGTATGGTTTGATACAATGTGTATGGCACGTGCCCTACATGGTGTGGAGACAAGTGCATCACTTAAAGCAGTAGCCGAACGTTACGGTGTGGGTGTCAAAGGCAACGAGGTTCACAACGCCAAGGGTAAACGCCGTGCCGATTTCACTGCGGAAGAGACTGCACGGTACGGTGAGTATGCCAAGAACGATGTGGATTTGGCTTACAAATTGTTTAAGCTGATGGGGGCTAAGTTCCCACGTAGCGAACTAAAGTTGATAGATCTGACCCTACGTATGTTTATTGAGCCTACACTTGATCTGGATCTTGGACTGTTGGAGCAACACCTTGAGGATACGAGAGACCGTAAGGATAAGCTGTTACGTGATGCAAACGTCACTGACAAGAAAGACCTGATGTCTAATCAGAAGTTTGCAGACATGCTACGAGATCTTGGCGTAGAGCCGCCCATGAAAATTAGTCCGACAACAGACAAGCAGACCTACGCCTTTGCGAAGTCTGATGAGGACTTCAAAGCCTTGCAAGAACATGATGACGACAGAGTGCAATCGCTAGTAGCTGCGCGTTTGGGTAACAAAAGTACCCTTGAGGAGACACGTACAGAGAGGTTTATAGGTATATCTAAACGTGGTCTCCTTCCGGTTCCAGTTAGATACTACGCTGCACACACAGGTAGATGGGGTGGGGCTGACAAGATTAACTTGCAGAACTTGCCGAGTCGAGGACCGAACGGTAAGAAGCTAAAGAAAGCAATTATCGCACCCGAAGGACACACGATTGTCGAAGCTGACAGTTCACAAATCGAAGCGCGAGTGCTCGCGTGGTTTGCAGGGCAAGACGATTTGACTGCTGCGTTTGCCAATGGCGAGGATGTATATGTTAAAATGGCTGCACGTATATACAACTGTGAAGAAGAGGACGTAACGAAAGACCAACGCTTTGTTGGTAAGACCACGATCCTTGGTGCAGGGTACGGCATGGGTGCTGAGAAGTTTGGCATGCAGCTAAAGACGTTTGGGTTTGAAGTAGCACCGCACGAAGCACGGCGTATCATACAGATCTATCGTGACGCTAATTATAAAATAAGTAAGGTGTGGCGTGATGCTAACTTTATGATACAGCAGCTTGCTAACAACAGAGAAGTAATGTTTGGTCGCAAGGATATTATTAAAGTAGATGCGCGAAGCCAAGGTTTAGTACTACCAAATGGTCTTAGCATTTTGTACGAAGACTTGTATGCAGAGCAAGCCGAAAAGGGTTTGGAGCATAGCTATAAAACACGCAGAGGTCGCACTAGAATATACGGTGGCAAGGTAATAGAGAACGTGTGCCAAGCGATAGCTCGTTGCATTATAGGCGAACAAATGCTAAGAATTAATAAGAAATATAAAGTGGTGTTGACCGTACATGACTCGATTGTATGCAACGTACCCGATGCTCAGGTAGCAGAAGCACAGGCATACGTGGAGAGTTGTATGAGAGAAACACCCGATTGGGCAACAGGTCTGCCAGTGGACTGCGAAAGCGGCACGGCAAAGTCATACGGAGACTGTGATTGAGCATAGCACCTTGGTCGTTTAGTAAAGCAAAAGCGTTTGAACAATGTCCTAAACAGTTTTATCACGAAAAGATCTTGAAGCAGTATCCTGTTAAAGAGACAGATGCCATGCGGTATGGCACAGATTTCCACAAAGCTTGCGAAGATTATATCAAATCAGAAGTACCTCTTCCTAAAAAGTTTGATTTTATACAGTCAACTCTTGACGCTCTTAACAGCAAACGCGGTGTTAAGATTTGTGAACAAAAGCTAGGCTTGACTGCTGACCTAGAGCCGTGTGGGTTCTTTGATAAACGTGTGTGGTTTAGAGGTATAGCTGACCTAGTAATCCTAGACGTGTTGGCAGGTGTCGCATGGGTGGTAGATTACAAGACAGGCAAGTCATCCAAGTACGCTGACAAAGGGCAGTTAGAACTGATGGCTCTAATTATATTTAAACACTACCCACAAGTAACGAAGGTCAAAGCAGGACTTCTTTTTGTAATAGCAAAGGGTTTAATAAAAGCTGAGTATGAAATTGACTCAGAACCAAATCTCTGGGAGAAATGGTTAGGGATATATGGTAAGATGGAAAAAGCATTTGAGGCAGAAGTATGGAATCCACGCCCATCTGGGTTGTGTAAACGCCACTGTCCGGTGCTTGAATGTGCTCACAATGGGAGAAACTGATGCCCTATACTAAAAAGAAACGTCCGTATAAAAAAGAATACGAGCAACAAAAGAAACGTGGTGAACACGAAGATCGTATGGAACGTCAACGTGCTAGACGTAAAATGGACAAGAAAGGCGTAGATAAGAATAAAAACGGTAAAGCCGATAAACGAGAAGGCAAGGACATTGCCCACAAGAAACCGCTAAGTAAAGGCGGAAAAAATAAAGACGGTGTAAAAGTACAAAGCCGCAAAAAGAATCGTGCAGCAGGGGGTGCGATGAGCAGTCCTAAAAAGAAACGGTAGTTTAACACTACCACGGAGAACAACATGCAGGTCATTAATGGCAAGGCGTTATTGCTAAAGGTAAGAAACCCAAAGCAAGTAACGGCGGTCATACCAAAAAGTAAGGAGTTGTCTATGAACGAAGTCGTCGTGAACTGGGGGCTTGACGAAGCCCATACTCTGCGGAGTTTAAATATAAACGTACCGTCACCTATTACTAAACGATACAACTGGCCTGGTCAGTATAAGCCGTTCGATCACCAAAAGACTACATCGTCGTTTATGACTATGAATAAAAAGTCTTTTTGTTTTAACGAACAGGGCACAGGCAAAACCGCATCTGCAATATGGGCTGCGGATTATCTAATGACACAAGGTAAAGTAAGGCGCGTGTTAGTAGTCTGCCCCCTATCTATAATGGATTCGGCATGGCGTAACGACTTGTTCTCATTTGCTATGCATCGAACTGTAGATGTAGCACATGGTAGTAAAGAGAAACGCAAGAAAATTATAAATAGTGGGGCTGAGTTTATAATTATAAACTACGATGGCGTAGAGATTGTCAAAGATGAGATAATCAACGGTGGTTTTGATTTGTTTATCGTAGACGAAGCAACACACTACAAGAACGCGCAGACCAAACGATGGAAGACACTAAACAAAATAATCGGTGAGCACGATTGGTTGTGGATGATGACAGGTACACCTGCCGCACAAAGTCCAGTAGATGCATATGGTTTAGCTAAGTTAGTAAACCCAATGGCAGTGCCGAGATTTTTTGGTTCGTGGCGCGACATGGTAATGTGGAAGGTTACACAATTCAAGTGGAAACCAAAAGAGACAGCTAAAGATACTGTGTTTCGTGCGCTGCAACCTGCAATTCGATTTACCAAAGACGAGTGTCTTGATCTGCCTGACATGGTATATACTAAACGCTTTATCGAAATGACTGGGCAGCAGAAGAAATACTATGAGACTTTGCGTAAACGTCTTGTCATGCAGGTAGCAGGTGAGGGTGTGACTGCGGCTAACGCAGCTATAGCCTTAAACAAACTTCTACAGATAAGCGCAGGCGCTGTTTACACCGACGACGGTGACACGGTGCAATTCGATATTAAGAACCGTTACCAAGTTCTTAGAGAAGTTATAGACGAGAGCAGTAAGAAAGTACTGATCTTTGTGCCATTCAAACATACGATAGATTTATTGATAGGTAAGCTTACCAGCGACGGGGTAACGTCCGAGATCATACGAGGAGATGTTCCTGCGTCTAAACGTACAGACATATTCGCCCGCTTTCAGAACGACCCTGATCCGAAAGTATTAGTGATACAGCCGCAAGCCGCAGCACACGGTGTTACATTGACCGCTGCAAACACAGTTGTATGGTGGGGGCCAACATCATCGCTTGAAACATATGCACAAGCAAATGCACGTGTTCATCGTTCGGGGCAGACCCATAAGTGTACCGTAATACAGTTGGCAGGCTCTGCCGCAGAAAAACGTATTTACCG